TACATCGGCCGGCCGCCTCGGGGCACCAGATGGGTTTTGGCGACTTCTCCACGTATTGCTCGGAGTTTCCGTCCTGGGACTGCGCGGCCATGGATCCATTGACGAATCGAATGGAGCCCGGAGTCTGGGTCGATATCCCCGAACAGCCCGTGCTTGGGCTTGAGGTGGCGGTATGATCGATCTCCAAACCCTGATCCATTGCCTCGGCCGGACATCCAACCCGATCGGAGCGGGCGTGATCCGACAGATCCGGCGCGAACTGACGCGCCTGGCGGAGCAGGACCGCGTGCTGGCCGAGATCCGAGAGGTCACGGCGCTGCATGATTGCCCAGCCTCCGCCCTCCCGTGCCTGATCGAGGACATCATCAGCAATCTGGCCAGCCAGAACCGCCTGTTGTGCGGGGAGAGGGCCGAGCTGGAAAATATCATCGACGATGCGTTTCTCCATGGGGAGCTGGTGGAATGAGCGACGAAACAAACACACTGCCGGATCCGTTGGTGAACTGCCACCAGGTCTTCAAGTACCTGGTTGAACTCGGGTACCAGTGTTCGCCGCATATCGCGGACCGGGCCGTGAAGCAGAACAAGTTGTCCCCGCGCAAGGGCGGCGGGTTCAGCAAGGCCTCGGTCCGCCAGTTCGCGGTCACGCACAAGCTCAAACGGCCGGTCTCGATCGACTCTCCCGTGGATGACCGGCCGGCGGTGCCCGTGGACCAGGATACCGCCGAAGGCCCGGCCGCCGAAAAGGCCGCCCAGCAGGCGCGGCATATCCGCATCCAGGCGGACCGGGCCCAGCTGGCCTATGATCGCGACCTCGGGAATCTGGTCCCCGCTGCGGACCAGGCCATCACGCTGGCCAGCTTCGCGGCCGTGATCGACCACGAACTCAAAAGCCAACTGCGCGGCAAGGCCACCAAGCTGCTGGCCCTGGTCAATGGCGACAGCTCCCGCAAGGCAGCGTTCACCCGCGAGCTGACGGACATGGTCGACGCTGCTCTCACCCATGCTGCGGAGATTGAGGAATACCGGGTGCGGTTTGAATCGTTGGGGGAAAAGAGGGGTGAGGCATGCTGATGGACGCGGCGGGAAATGCGCCAGCACCACTGACAGAGTTCGAAAAACGGTGGCGAAAAAAACTGGACAGTGGAGCCATCGGCAAAATGTCCCGTGAACTCTGCGCACGGCAGGCACTCCCGCTTGCGGACAAAGTGGCGTTGACGGAGGGCCGGATACGCGAATGGTACGAGGCATGGGACGGGAATGTTGCGGTCTCGTTTTCCGGCGGGAAGGATTCCACGGTTATGTTGACGCTGGTGCGCAACTTATATCCGGATGTGCCGGCTGTATTCTGCAATACGGGTTTGGAATACCCGGAGCTGGTCCGGTTCGTTACATCGCATGACAACGTCACGGTGATGCGGCCACGTAAGCCGTTCCATCAAGTTATCAAAGACCATGGATGGCCACTAGCCAGTAAAAAAATAGCTCGTGGCATCAATATCCTCCGCCATCCAACAGGGAAAAACCAGAATGTCTGGCGTCTCTACGATCAGGGTATAAACAGACGAGGCGAAGTGGTGCACGGGTTCAAGGTGGCTGCGCAGTGGCGATTTTTGGTGGACGCACCGTTCGAGTGCTCGGATTTGTGCTGCCAGGTTATGAAAAAAGAGCCCATGGCTCGGTATGAACGCGCATCCGGGCGAGTGCAGTTCGTTGGCATGATGGCCAGCGACAGCAAGGCCAGGGAAAAAACGTACCTGCAAACCGGGTGCAACGCTTTCGACAACCGACATCCTCGGTCCATGCCCATGGCGTTTTGGACGGAACAGGACGTGCTGGAGTTTATCCACGCCCACGGTCTGCTGATCCCGGCGGTCTATGGTCAGGTCAAGCATGGTCGACAGGGATGGATGACCACCGGAGTTCGCCGCACTGGTTGCGTGTTCTGCGGGTTTGGACTGCATATGGATGAGGGACCACTGAATAGGTTTGAGCGGCTGGCCCGCACGCATCCCCGCTTGCACGAATACGTCATGGACCGCCTGGGTATGCGTGCCGTGCTGCAATACTGCCGCGACCACGCAAAGCCTGGGCTGGCCAAAACCTTCAGGTGGGAACCTGCGACATTGACGCGTTCGCTCCGTCTGCCCATAACCACGGAGCAAATAACCACATGACCCCCAAACGCATCACCTCCCGCCCAACCTGGTGGCCGGGCGAGTACCCGGATTCCATGGTCGGGCGGGTGTTCACCTATCGCATGGGGGCCGAGCGGTTGCGGCTCAAGAAGCCGCCCCGCATCCCGGTCAGTCAGTGGGCGGAGAAGTTCCGCGTGGTCGAGCAGTCGGCCAAGCCGGGCCGGTGGCGCAACGACACGGCCGCGTATCAGGTGGGGCTGATGGACGCCATTGACCACCCGTCAGTGGAGACCGTGGTCAACTGCAAGCCGCCCCAGACCGGCGGCACCGAGTGCGCCCACAACTTTGTCGGATCGCGCGTGGACATGGACCCCGGCGAAGTCCTCTATGTCTACCCGGATGACCCCACGGCCACCCTGAACAGCAAGGACCGCATCCAGCCCATGCTGCGCAAGTCTCCGCACATGCGCTCCTACATGACTGGCGACGATGACGATGTGTCCGGCAAGCGCATCAAGCTCCGGCACATGGTCATCTATCTGGCCAGCGCCCAATCCGCGTCCCAGTTGGCCAACAAGCCGTGCCGCTACGTGGTGTTCGACGAGACGGACAAATACCCCACGGAACTTCGGGGCGAGTCCGACCCCATCAGCCTGGGCCGCAAGCGCACCACCACCTACGCCCACAGCCGCAAGATGATCGAGCTGTCCTCGCCCACCACGGAGCACGGCGCCATCTGGTCCAGCCTCAAGACCTGCCAGCTCGTGTTCCATTTTTGGCCGCGCTGCCCGCACTGTGGCCAGCACCAGCCCATGCACTTTTCCGGCATCAAGTGGGACGGAGGCAGCGACGCGGATCCTGAGGAGGTCCGGGCCTACGGTCTGGCCTGGTACGAGTGTCGGCATTGCGGCGGCGCGTGGACCGACGACGACCGCGACGACGCCGTTCGCGCAGGGGAATGGCGGGCGGACTCCGGCGGGCACCCCATGTTCGAGCAGATGGACGCGGCCATGGGCGAGGCCCAGGGCCTGGAGCTGTTCGCGGCCCTGGATAAGGTCCAGCCCAAAAAAATCGGCTTCCACATGAGCGCCTGGGTCTCGCCCTGGGTCAGCCTGTCCGAGTGCGCGGCCGCGTTCCTGGACGGCCAGCGGGACAAAACCAAGCTCAAGGATTTTTCCAACGGGTACGAGGCCGTGCCCTGGAAGGAATGGCGGCAGAGTAGGGCCGAGGACAGCATCATGGCCCTGCAGGACGAGTACGACGAAGGCGAGGTGCCAGAGTGGGCCGATGTGCTCCTGTGCGGTGCGGACACGCAGGACAACGGATTCTGGTACGATCTGCGCGCTGTCCAGCGTGGTCCGTTGTTGCGCGCCCATAGCATCCGGCGCGGGTTCGTGGACAGTCTGGATGCCCTGGAAGAGGTGGCCATCAACACGGTCTATTGCAAGCCGGACGGCACGGAAATGCCGCTCAAGGCGGGCGTGGTCGACGCCATGGGGCACCGCACCGTCGAGGTGTACGACTGGTGCCGCCGCGTGCGCCTGTTCCGGCCTCTCAAGGGCGAACGCAAGCTGGCCCCGCTGCACGCGGAAACCAAACTGGAAAAGATGCCAGGCAGCGGGCGGGCCATTCCCGGCGGGCTGATCCTGTACCGGATCGATACAAACCACTTCAAGGATTTGCTGGCGGCAAAGCTGCAAGTCTCCGTGGCCGACCCCGGTGCATGGACCTTCGCGCGCGGGCTCGATCCGTCCCACGCCCGGCACTACGTGGCCGAGGATGTGGACGAGAAGACCGGGTATTGGATGTGTCCTGGCGGCCGCGCCAACCATTTGTGGGACTGCTCGGTCTACGTGCTGGCCCTGGCCTACATTCTGCGCCTGCGCCTGTCGCGGCGCGGCCCCGCCCCGGATCTACCGGACGGCGAAACCACTCACCCCGTGGTCCGGAGACGGGCGCGGTATCAGATATCGAGGTAGCCATGAACGACATTGTCACGGATATCCTGACGCGGGTTGCGGCCGTGGTTCCGCCCAAAAAGGCGGAGGCCCTGCATGATATCGAAACCGCGATCCGGCAGGACTGGGGCGGGGACCGGCCGTACATCGCCAAGGCGGGGGAAAGCGCGGACGTGGAGATGAGCAAGCGCAACGCGGCCATCCTGCGGGATTACCGCAATGGAGAGCGCCCCACGTATCTGGCGCGGAAGTACGGGATCAGCCGGAGGCGGGTGCATGAAATTGTCCGGGAGGGGACGCGATAGAAAAGAAAACCCAGCCTTGGACTGGGTTTGTTTGGGTGCGGAACCATGTGGCGGTCCTGTGTTGTCGTCTGGATGCTTGGATAAAAAATATTAAAAATTTAATAAAAATTTATTGACTCCATCACGCGGCGGCCTTACTACATGAATCAACGAGGCGGCAAACCGGCTCCTCGAAACAATCCCGGCTGCAACCGGGCAAAACCAAACAGGAGACCACCATGTACGCAATGACCGTCAAGTCCAACAGCACCATCGGCTACTGGGAAGACTGCACCGCCACCACCGAGCGTGGCGCCAAAGTTGAAGCAAGCAAGCGTTTTGGCGAGGGATACCTCGGTGGTGTAATCGAGATCGCCATCAAGCACGAAGACGGCCAGTACCAGCCCAGGGCCTGCAAGGTCATCGGCGTCAACACCAAGTGGTCGGCCATCATCTAGCCAAACAGGGGCGGGCAACCGCCCCTTTGGACACGCCATGAAAAAGAAAGACTACTGCACCCAAAACAACGGAGACTGCCCGTCCTGCTCCCTGTCCAGTTATGGCCGGGACTGCAAAGGCAACGAGATCCGGCGCAGCACCAAAAACGTGTCCGTGTCCCTGCCCATCGGCCTAGTGGACCGGCTTGAAGCCGAGCGCGGCAACGAAAGCCGATCCGCCCAGATCGTGCGCCTGATCATGGCCGGCCTCGGACTGTCCGAGACCGAGCAGTTGGATGTCTTGCGAGGCAAATGATGCCCATCCGCACCCGCACCTGCCGCAACAAAACCTGCCGCGCCGAGTTCCAAGGTGGCCCCCGCGCCTGGTACTGCCCGGAGTGCCGCCAGGAGCGGCGGCGGGAGCAGAGCCGGCAATGCAAGGCCCGCCGCAGGGCTGGCATGGTCCGGGAGCTGGGTAGCGAGGACGTGTGCGAGATCTGCGGCGGCCCGTATATCGTCCAGGGCGGCAATCAGCGCTATTGCCCGGATTGCGCTCCGTGCGCCGTGGCCGAGGTGGACGCAAAACAGGGCCTGGAATGGTACGAGGCCCACAAGGACGCCATCAACCCGGCCCGCAACGCCGCTCGCCGTCTGGCCGCCAAGGCCTGCCCGGACTGCGGAGCGCCGATCCCGGCCAAGCGCAGGTATTGCGACGCATGCCGCGATCTCCGAAAAAAACAATCCCAACGCGCCGCCGACCAAACACGGCGGGCTCGCCCACAGTACGGGCAACTTCCCGTGATCGCCCCCCTTTTGATCAAACCCCTCGTGGCACCCCCACGGCGGACGCCTCTTGCGTCCGCCTTTTTTTGCGCCTAAAATGCGTTAAAATCTCCGCAAAATAGAGGTGAAAAATTGAAAAACGACAAGCCGGAACCATCCCTGCGGATCAGCGTGCGGGCTGGCGATGCGCAAACCATCAAGCTCCGCCTCTATGATGCCGTGCAGTTTGGCGGGCCGGTGGGTTTGTATCGGGTCAAAGTCGGCCGGGAATGGATGCGCACGGATGCCGAGAAGTATCTGTTCCTCACGCCCCAGGCAGCCTTGATGTTGGCGGCCAGGTCTGCCGGTCTCGATCTGCCTGAGCAGGAGCCGCCAACACTGCGCCACAAGGACCGCGTCCGCGCCCCACTCTGGGATGTCCAGAAAGAGCGGAATGTGGTCGAGAAGTGCTTTGCCTCGTCCCCCCCGTTCCAGGGCGTGGACGGGCGCTGGCGGATCTGGGTGTCCGGGTATGCTGGGGTGCAAGCGGTGTTGTGCGAGGATGTGGAACTGGTGTAAAAAAGTGAGTTTGTGTGTTTGGCGTTTATTTCATGAATAGGCCTTGCCAAACTGAATTGATGTATTAAAATAACAAGCTTGTGTTTTTTAACGCCAAGCTATGAGAGAAAACAGAATGACAGACAACTTACAGAGAAGAGCTCCCGAAGACCCTACGAAAATAAATGTCAATCAGTCGTGGGAGGTTGATTACTGGTGTGATAAATTTAGAGTTACACCTGAAACATTGCGCAAGTGTGTGCAGACTGTTGGCCCTGGTGTCGCCGAAGTAGAGTTCGCACTTAGGATGATAAGGTAGTCACTACTGTCTCAGGCCCGCCCGCACCACGCGGGCCTTTTTTATTTTCCGACTCACTGTGATTTTTTCATAAAAAAATCCCAAAGTGAGAACCGGTTTGTCTTATCGGGTTCTCACTTTTCCCCATAACCGGGGGCCATGACGCTTGAAACGCCATATGCCCCTCCCATCATCGCCACGGCAGGCGACACCCTGTCGTGGCGGAAATCCTTTCCCGACTATCCCGCGTCCGCGTGGACGCTGACCTATATCCTCATCAACGCCGCCGCCAAGTACACCGTCACCGCCACGGCCGACGGTGACGAGCATGTGGTCTCTGCGGCGGCTGCAACCACGGCCGCATGGCTGCCCGGCGTGTACACGCTGGTGGGCGCGGTCTCGGATGGCACGGACCGCCACACCGTCAGCTCCAGCGCAATCACCATCTCCCCGGATCTGGCCGCGCAGGCCTCCGGCTACGACGCCCGTTCCACGGCCCGCAAAGCCATGGACGATCTGCGCGCCGCACTGGCGCAGTGGATCGCCACCCAGGGGCACATCACCACCTACACCATTGACGGCGTGTCCCAGACCTTTGCCTCGGCTGCGGATCTGCGGGCCCGCATCACCTGGTTGGAAAAAGAAGTGGCCCGCGAAGATGCCGCCGCCAAGATGGCCTCGGGCCTGGGCACGAGCCGCCGCGTGCTGGTGAGGTTCTGATGGGGTGGCTCTCCTTTTTCCGCAAAGCGCCGGAGCCGGTGCGGCAGACGCAGCCCCGCAGCCACGTCCGCCGCTTCCAGGCCGCGCAACTGGATCGGCTATCCGCCTCGTGGGTGGCCCGTGAACGCGCCATCAACGAAGAGCTGCGTTCGGATCTGGACGCCCTGCGCGCCCGGTCCCGCGACATTGCCCAGAACAACGCGCTGGCCAAGAAATTCCTGCGCCTGGTGGGCCGTAACGTCGTGGGGCCGGCCGGCGTGACTCTGCAGGCCCGCGTCATGAACGCGCCCAAGCAGCCGGACACACAGGCCAACGCGGCCATCGAGCTGGCCTGGTTTGACTGGGGTCGCAAGGGAGTGGCCGACGTGACCGGCCGGCAGAGCTTTCCGGATCTGTGCCGGTCCGTGGTCCGGGCCGTGGCCCGTGACGGTGAGGCTCTGGTGCAGATCGTGCGCGGCGCAAACAACCCGGCCCGCTTTGGCCTGCGTCATCTGGACGCCGCCCGGCTGGACACCCGAAAAAACCGCGAACCCTCGGCTACGGAAAACGCCATTGTCATGGGCGTGGAGATCGACCAGTTCTCCCGGCCCGTGGCCTACTGGATCAAGCGCAAAGTTTCGGACTTCTCGTCCGAGCGCTTCCCTGCATCGAACTTTCTGCACGTCTATCTGGCCGAGGACGCCGAACAGATGCGCGGTATCCCGTGGATGCACGCGGCCATGCTCTCGTCCTACGATCTGGGCGAGTTCACCCGCAGCGCCATTTTGAATGCCCGACGCAGCGCGGACAACCTCGGCTTCATCGTCAGCCCCACGGGCTTTCCCGACGACTTCGGGGACGACAAGGACGCCGACGGCACGCCGCTGAAGATCGATGCTCCAGGCACCTATGACGTGCTGCCCGAGGGCTACGACATCCGCACGCCCGAATACGCCTATCCCAACCAAGTCTTCGACCCGTTCACCAAGAGCATCAAGCGGGACATCGCCTGCGGTCTGGACGTGGCCGCCCACAACCTGACCGGAGACATGAACGACGTGACCTACAGCTCCGCGCGTATCGCGGAACTGGAAGAGCGCGAGGGCTGGATGACCCTGCAGGCGTGGTTCATCGAATCCTTTGTGGAACCCGTCTATCAGGAATGGCTGAACATGGCCCTGACCATGGGCTCCATCACCATGCCGGACGGCCGCCCACTACCCGTGACCAAGCGGGACAAGTTCGCGGCCCACGAGTGGCAGCCCCGCCGCTGGGCCTGGGTCGATCCGCTCAAGGACATCGAGGCCGCGCGGCTGGCCATCCAGACCGGAGTGTCCAGCCCGCAGCAGATCGCGGCTCAGTACGGCATGGACATCGAGGACGTGCTCGACAGCATCGCCGCCTTCGAGGCCATGGCCAAGGCCAAGGGCGTGACCCTCATCAATTTTGGATCAACAGGAGGCGCAAAAAATGCCCAAGACAATCAAACCGGGAACTAACGCCACCCGGTCCCTCGCCATTCAGCGGGCGGAGATCGACGACGAAGCCAGGACCGTGTCTTTGGCCTTCAGCTCCGAGACGCCCTACGAGCGTTGGTGGGGCGTCGAGATTTTGGACCACGCAGCCAAGAGCGTGCGTCTGGACCGTTTGAAAACACGAGGCCCTCTGCTCATTGATCACAGCAATTCCATCCGCTCCCAGGTTGGCGTGATCGAATCCGTGGAAATCGGCGCCGACAAAGTCGGTCGGGCTGTAGTGCGTTTTGGAAAAGACGCCGATGCGGACACGATCTTCCAACGCGTGAAGGACGGGATCGTGAGCAATGTGTCCGTGGGCTACGTCATCCATAAAGCAGTACTTGAAGAAACCGGCGACGACGTCCCGGACACCTACCGTGTGACGGACTGGGAACCGCTGGAGGTCTCCCTGGTGGCCGTGCCCGCCGACCCGAGCGTGGGCGTGGGCAGATCCGCCGGCCAGTCCGGACCATCCCCAATTATCGAAACCAAATCCCATGAGGATCGCACCATGCCTGATCAGAATGTAGACGTCGCCGCCGTCGAAAAAGCGGCCGCCAAAAAGGCGATGGACGAGGCGAACAAGGCCGCTCTGACCCGAACCACGGAAATCATCGCCCTGGGCGAAATGCACGCAAAGCACGGCGGGGAAAAACTGGCCGCCGAGGCCCTGCGCGCCGGCAAGACCACGGACGAGTTCCGGGCCATGCTCCTGGAGCACCTGACCAAGGAGCCCAAGCCCAGCGCGGAAATTGGGCTGACGAAGAAAGAGGCGAAATCGTTCTCCATGCTGCGGGCCATCAACGCCCTGGCAAACCCCGGAGACCGGCGCATGCAGGAGGCTGCGGCGTTCGAGCGGGAGTGTTCCGACGCCTATGCCCAGCGTGTCGGCAAGTCCGCACAGGGATTCTTTGTCCCGGTCGAAGTACAGCAGAGAGACTTACTTGTCGGCACCGCCACCGCAGGAGGTCACACCGTAGCCACGGATCTGTTGGCCAGCTCGTTCATCGAATTGCTGCGCAACCGCATGATGGTGGACCAGATGGGTGCGACCATACTGACCGGTCTTGTCGGCCCGGTGGCCATCCCCCGCCAGACAGCCGGTGCAACCGCGTACTGGGTGGCGGAAAACGGTGCTCCGTCCGAAAGCCAGCAGGCTTTTGATCAGGTGACGATGAGCCCAAAAACGGTTGGCGCGTTCACCGACATCTCGCGCAAACTGCTCATGCAATCGTCCATTGACGTGGAATCCTTCGTGCGTGGCGACCTGGCAACTGTGCTGGCACTGGCCATCGACCTTGCCGCCCTGCACGGAACCGGTTCGTCCAACCAGCCGACAGGCATTGCCGCAACGTCTGGCATCGGGTCCGTTGCAGGTGGAACCAATGGATTGGCCCCGACCTGGGCAAACATGGTGGATCTGGAAACACAGATTGCCGTGGCCAATGCAGATGTTGCCAACATGGGTTACCTGACCAACGCCAAGGTGCGCGGCAAGCTCAAGGTTACGCCAAAAGTTTCCTCCACGGACAGCGTCATGATCTGGGATAGCAGCGACTCGCCCATTAACGGGTACAGGGCCGGCGTGAGCAACCAGGTTGCCTCAAACCTGACCAAGGGCACCAGCACCGGCGTCTGTTCGGCTATTTTCTTCGGAAACTGGGCAGACCTGATCATCGGCCAGTGGGGAACCCTGGACCTGACGGTTGACCCCTATACGGGCTCGACTGCCGGCACGGTCCGCGTGGTCGCCCTACAGGACGTGGACGTGGTCGTGCGCCATGCCGCCAGTTTCAGCGCCATGCTCGACGCCCTGACCGCATAATCTCTCACCCTCCCAGGCCCGGCCGGTTTTCCTCTTGGCCGGTCGGGCCGCTTTATGCGGCGCACGCCATAATCCCGTGTGACGCTACAAGTCACAAACATTGGGGGCTATGATGCCAGATTTTGCCGATATCGCCTCCGACGCGGAGGCAACCCACCTCCGGGCCGCGCTGGCCGCCAGATCCTCCGGGGCCGCGTTGTCCGCGCCGTCCGCCCTGGAATGCGCCGATTGCGGCGACCCCATCCCCGAGGCCCGCCGCCTTGCCGTGCCCGGCTGCACCCGCTGCCGGGACTGTCAGGAAGAGCACGACGGAGGCCGCCCATGATCGTGGCCAGCACCTACACCTGCGACATCTGCGGGACCGGCTACAGCGGCGTCGACACGGCCCGCGTCTACACCACGTCGGCCTACGGCATCATGGAAAGCAGCGACCTTTGCCCGGACTGCCTCAAGCGCGTTCGCGCGGCCATCCAGTCCATGAAAGATGAACACGCCAACGAACGGAGCGCCGATGGAACTGACCGGCCTTGAAATAACACTCGACGGCGTGGCTCTGGCCGCGCTCGGGGGCTGGATCGCGTCGTGGCGTGGGCAGTCCAAGACCGATTGCGCCAAATGTCAGTCCGAGTGCCGGGCACAAGTCCAGGCGCAGCTCGACCGCATTTCCCGCGAGCAGGACGA